GTGCCGCCTCTTAACAATACTATTAATCTATTTAATACTGCTAATTGAGAGTTTAATACATCGTGTTCGTTATTGTTGCCAGTAAATATATCTGTCTTGTTTTCTTTGTTTATATCTACTATGTCCATTGACATTATAGTTATGTTAAAGCTCAATACTTGTTCCTGCGGTGTCACATTATTAATTATGATATGCGACAAAGGGAATATAGTTTGTTTAGATAAATCTATGTCTGTAATATCTCCTGTCGTTACTGTATTGACGTTTATGTCATCTAGCAACTTGTCTTTAATTGTATCTAGTATAGTGTAAAAAGCTGTAATTCCTCTATTACTCATTTTAATTTAGTTTTTAATTGTTTTGATTCCGCCTCCGCTTTGTCCTTCATAAATGCTAAAAAGTTTAAACATTGATGTACATTTAATTTAGTGATATGTTCAATTCGTCTAATATTCCCTTGAGCGAGTGCGTAAAGCGATGAATACCAACCCCACTTTGTTGCAAACTGTCCCGCAGGTGTATAATCCTGTCCCCCTCCTGCTCCAAATAACTCGTCATAACTCTCGACAAGTCGATTCCTAAACGGTAAAAAAAAAGCATACTACCTAATACAGCATCCATTGGCATATTCTTCATTTTCTCTTGGTCTTTCGCTTCATAGTCAGCTATAAGATATTTATGCTTTAGTGTGTTCGTTACAGGTCTGTATAAGACAGCCATAGCCAAGTGCATATTTTCCCAACTAGATAAATGCGTGTCTAAATCAATATATTCTCCTAAACTCATATCGTCTAGGTTAGGTATAAATCCGTATTCTACTCCGTCCATAGTAAACCTTTGCACTAGCTTTGGTTTCTGCTCAAACATATCTGCTAGAATATTAGTAATTCTATATACGTCTGTAGCTTTCATTTTAAACGCATCTTTTAAATCTATACCGCAAAATACTTCTATCATTTTAGAAGCTAGAAACGTGTCATCGTTGTTGTTGTCTTGTATCTTTAAATACTTTTGATACTGATGTAACTTGATTTCTGATAATTGGTTAGGTATCGTAACTTTAACTCTCATATATATATATCGAAAATTAATTACGATTTTAGAACAAAGCATAAAAAAAGGCGACCATTTCTGACCGCCTTACATCCAATTAGTTATTATAGAAATAAACAATAACTTAAAAAAACCAACACTATACTAACTGGATGCTGAACAATAAAGTGAACAGTAAAGCACCTACATAAACAAATGCCTTTACAAATACGTCACTTAATACAATTCTTTCTATAAGTTTTTTCATAACACTTCTTCTAATATTTCTTTTTCCCATTGCTCAATAATATCTGCATCTATCAGTTCTACAATGTTTGTCTTATCAATCAGTACTTCTGTTATAAAAGCATCTGGTTGTCTAGGTGCTGTGTGATAATCTCCGTCACACCCTTCGTCTAAAGCATATACAACTTCAAACTCTATATCTTCGTATTTTACTGTAGTCGTCTTTGTCATAATCTCTGTATTGATTTAACGTCTATTCCTTGAGTTTCTAACAACTCTTTAGCATCTTGAACTGTCCAAGCATCTAGTATAACTATAAGGTCAGCTCTATTCTTCAGAAAAAAACCTTCTCCAAAGCTATTAGGGTTAAATGTAATTCTAAATTTTGTTTCCATTTGTGTTTTGTTTTTTTATTAAAAATTATCAATACAAGCATTACCTAATTCTTTTTGCTCACAATCGGCTAAACCCCATTTTAAATGCGGAAAGTTTTCTGCTGCTGTTCTTTTAATCATTGGATTTGTACCAATATCATCAGTTGACCAAACCATTTGTTGTTCAACACCATCTACAAAATGCATTAATGGTAACCAATGTTTTTCAAAACCATTATTTAAAAATGTTATCCAAACTTTAGATGGTACTATACTTCCCTCTTTAGTTTGTTTTGTTCTAATTACAAAATTGTTATTCATTTGTGTTTTGTTTTTAAATTATACAGCTAATATATAATTATTTTTAATTATCCACAAATTTTAATAACTTTTTTTTAAAGTTTTTTTTGGAACTCTAATGCTTCTTGTTTTGTCTTGAAGTAATAAGAGTTATAATTACCCTTGTTTACGACATCTAATCTAAAAGAACTCCTTTGTTTGTTTGTAAGTAATCTTGTTTTCATATACCAAATATATTAAAATATGTTAATAAAACAAATCTAATTATTGAATTGCATATTTGCCTCTATTCGGATTCTGTAATTGCATTAATAGAGCGTATCTAGCTGCGTCTATACAGTCAGGATGCGCACCTGTAGGTTTCTGTATATTATTACCCTCTTTGTCTTTTGCCCATACATAGCCCTGTAGTTCTTTGATTAGATTCTTTGACCTTGACGTTACATATATCTCGTTTTGGTTTATTAGGTTGATTCCATATATAACGCTATCTCGTCCTTTAGTAACTCCAGAAATTTTATGCCCATAGCTACGGATTTCAGCGATTGATTTCGGTTCTGCACTATCAGCCCATATATGCGTTGTAATATTGTTGTCTTTTAAGAAGTGACTTATTTCTCTATTGTGCATACCCTTTCTGTATAATACTTCATCAAAGATATATGCTTCGTTCCACTTGTATAGGTATATTAAAGCTGAAGGGTCTAATGAATAACCAAAGTCAAGACCTGCACAAAGCAATCTTGCTTCGTCTGGTAAATTGTCTATAGATTTCCAGTCAGGAATACAAACACCTTCTAAACTTCCTATTTCTCCTAATCCATATACTTTCCACCAGTTCGCCCAGTATGTACTTGTCTTTGCTTTTATTCTTGCTTTCTCTATTTCTTTAACTATTGATTCAGGCAAACTATCATTGTCTTTATATGTCAAAGTAATAAAGTCAGTATCTTCTTGTCCTATTAATTCTTTGTCTACCCAAAACAAACTACTAGGATTATAGTCAAGCCAGATATTTCCAGATGTTCTAACTGCTAATTGTTGGTAGCTTTCAAAATCTACATTATTACACTCATTAATAAATAAGTCAGTTCTTCTTGCACCTCTTAATCTATCTGGTTGGTCTGTGCTAAAGAACTCTATATAACTACCTGTACTAAATTCGTATTTTAAGGTACTTTTATTGAACTTTCTGTCATCGTACCTATTCGTTACCTTAAGTATATTGAGAAAGTCCTTTAGAGCGCCCCTACGCAAGTGAGGAACACTTTCTGCTACTACGCTTATTTCTTTATAATAATTCTTTATAGCATAATCAATAAGTATCATAAGAATAGCTATCGTTTTTCCCGCAGAACTACCGCCCCTTATAATTTTTATTCTGTTGTCTAATTTTCTTAAGCGTTTTACTGCTGTTGTCTGTGTAAACATTAATCAATAAATAAAGGTACATCTTCGTTTATATGTATGTCCTTTGTTTCTTTTGGTTTACCGTACCTGTAGCCCATATATAGATTTAAAGCTCTTATATCTCCTTCGCCTATTAATTCTTTTAACTTCTTAATAACTTCTTCTTTGTCTATTATGTTATCAAGTTTCTCTATAAGTTCTTTCTCTTGAGCTTTAGGTTTACGCCCTGCACGTCCTTTAGTTGAATGTCCTCCATTGTTTTTTCTACCATCCATAGAATTAATAAAATATTAATTAATTAATTATTTGTATATCTATATATCGAAAAATAAATTAAATTTTAGTCCGTTACTTCTAATTCTTTTTTTGTCATCTTATCTACTAACAATGCTACTTTGTCTACGTCTTTGTTAGATATGTAGTTTACTTTAAGTTTTATAAGCTCTCGTTTCGCTTCGTTATTCTCTAGTTTCGTTTGAGTAGTTATGCACGTTAGCCAGTCAATAAGATTTCTATTGTAGTGACTATATACTTTATAGTTTTTTATGCTGTATAATACTGTAGTATGGTCTGAAGATTTACCATTAGCTATTAGAAAATCTTTTATTTCGTGCAAGTTAAATTTCTCGTACTTATATAATATCATACATAATAAAGAACGTGCTTCTACAAACTCTCTTTTTCTAGTGTTTTTAAATACATCTAGCTTTGCTAATTTGTTTACTTGTGCAGCTATCTTCATAGCTTTCTTCATATCTAAATTTCTTTTTATTGTTTTCATAATATTCCTGTTATTACATAATCGTCTAGGTCTGCACCATCGACAAAAAATGTTTTGTATATGTCTACTGCTTTTTTAGTTAGCTCTTCTCCGTCTTTATAAAAGTCTTCGCTACATTTAAAAATACCTATGTCTAAACTTCCCTTATCTACTACTAGGAATTTAAACTGGTCATATGATACATCAAAGAGCTGACAATATATATAGCATTGTACACTATATAAATATTTCTTTGCAGATAAATAAAAGTTCTTTATGCCTCCTGAAGTTGTCTTTAGGTCTACTATACCTTTACTGCTTAATACATCTGCTTTGCCTCTAAATGGTAATCCGTATATATCGCCTATTGCAGGTACTTCAAACTCGCAATTAGTTATGAGTTGTAATGCTTGTTCGTTCCTGAATATCGTGTCTGCTATCTTTTCAGCATTTTGTTTTTCTACTCTTGTATATACTTCTCCATACTTTGACAATGCTTCTTTATATGTCTTTGTGTTTTTACTTGCAACGTCTACATATATCTGCTCTTGGAATTTGTCAGGTTCTAGTATCGCCATATGTATTAACCTACCGTCTCTTAATGGTTGCGTTTCAGGACTTCCGTACTGACTTACATAAGCATACTTTTTAGGACTGTCTAATAATAGTTTTAAAGAACTGCTACTTAATGCTAGTTGCCCTAACGTACCATAGTAATAGCTGTCATCGTACATCTTCTTAAGTACGTCCTTTTTATTATAATCCTTTTGGTCTAATAGTTTTATCATTTTTAAATATTACTTCTTCTGCTACTCTAGCTCGTTCCGCCCATTTAATCTTCTCATTGTTTACATCGTCCTCTCGAGATAGTAGTATATGGTTTTCTGTTTCTAGCATATTGGCGTAAATATACATTTGATTTATGTTACCTATGAGATTAGCTATTTGTTTCTTTTTCGCTCCTTCAGCTTTCTCATAAGCATCCTTTAGAAAGTGACCTATCATATTAAAATTACTTTCAAATATTTGCTTCTGTACTATTGTCATTGCTGTATAATTAAGCTAACAATAATTGCTATAGTAAATACTATAACTGCAAGTTCTAATGTCTTATAACATTGTTCGTTCTTTTTAGGGTCACGCCCTTGATTGCTTCGGTACTGTCTTTGTTTTTTCATAATTAACAATTTTGAATAAATATATAAAATTAATCTGGAATAACAATACTTGCCATATCTTCAGTCAATAAATATACTTTCTTTAATACTTTCTTCTTTGTCCATAGTGTAGTGTCAGGACAATACAATTCTTTTACTTTAGGCATCTCTAAATAGTTTAGCCAAAACAAATAACTACCTTTAGGGTCTGATACAAAGTATAGCTTTACTATCTCACTATCCATACTCATTAAAGCATCGTACTTATGCTTCTCTAATAGTTTATCTCCATAGTATTTATTTCTAAATTTCATTTCCATAACGCAATCGTGTCCTTTAGGTGTTTTACCTTTAGCATCGTAAAAGTCATAACCACCGCCTGACCACTCTAGTTCCCATCCTGAAAATTCATTTAAGAACCTGACTACTGTCTTTTCAAACTTATGTATTCTTTCTATATCCAAGCTCGTACAAGTCGTTAATTTGTTTAATCCAGTTATTCCATTGTTTAGGACTGCAACCGCAAGGAAGATAATACTTATGAGCAAAATACTTTGAATGTATAGTTGCAATCATTTCTTGTTCTTTTCTAGTTATCTTGTTGCTTTGTACTGACCTAAATTCAGTCCACTTGTCATATTCTTCTTTATTTAGTTTTTGTTCCATCTCTTGTGATTCCATTTAAATAGTTTTTACGTTTTTCACACCCGCAATCTTCATAGCCAAGTTTATTCGCTATCCAAGTTGCTATTGCTTTACCTTTACCAAAGGTTATAATATTTATTATTGTTTCTAATTTATCGCCTAGTTTCATATAATTAATTTTTAGTAGCTAAATATTTTATATAGTTGTATTGTTTCTGACTTAACTTCTTATTAGTTTGAAAATGATTACAGCATAACTTTAAGAAATCTATTTCATTCAATTTATAATCTTTATTCTTAAGCATATCTAATATATAATTATATTGTCTTAAAGATAATTGATAATATGGCTTGCCTCTAAAATATTGTTTAAAAGTATAAGTTTTATTTTCATATGGGTCAATATATTCTCCAAGCCCTAAAGATTTTTGTTTTTCTTTTTTTATTTCAAAATGATGTATATCTAAACTTTCTTTGATTTGTTTTATTTCTTTTTCTTCTAAATGAAACCATTCAGTATTATTTGGTAAAAGTTTTTTTCTAGGTTTTAATTTACCAAATATATAATGCTTTACATTCTTACATTTATATTTCTTTTTAATTTCAGTTTCAAAATCAAATGTATTTTCTAAATATTTTTCATAAAGAACTTTCAATTCAAAATCAATATCTTTTTGTAAACTTTGTTTTCTTTTCTTTACATTATTAGATATTCCTATTTTGTAATAATGAAAGTCAAAAGAATCCTTAAAAGTCATTATATATAAATATCGATTCATAATATTTCTTTTACTGGTATACATATACCTTTACTTGTATTGTTGTCTCCTCCTCTTTTGTCATATTTTGTTCCTATATATTTTCTGCATATCTCTTTTAGTTTTTCAGTAGATATTAAAATAATTTTATTTTTTGATAAAACAAACGCATACCAATCGCTTTCTGTTTTAGCTATACCGCTTGGTTTGTTTCTTGATTCATATTCTATATAAACATTGCCAGTATTTTTATATTGTAGGTCTGTCTTTACTTCTATTTTTTTATTAGACAATATTTCATTAAGATACTTTTCTCCTAACTGTCCAAGCTCTAAATCATATTTAAAATCGCTGTTGAAATTCATATATATTGCTTTAGCTTTTCTTTTACTTTATTATAAGTGTTGTATAGAGAATAATAACTTATATCGCTTTTTCTTGATAGTTCGCTTATGTTCGTTCCTTCTTCTATTATCTCATATACTTTTCTATCGTACCAGTACATCTCTTTTAGGACGCTTTGTATCTTCTCGTAAACCTGTTGGTAATTAGTATGGTCATTCTCGCTAATTTCTAAACCTTCAAGTTCTACTAATTTTACTTTGCACTTCTTTCTCATTAAATCTACATATAAACCTCGTAGGATTCTATAGACATACCAGTAATTAACTTCTGTGTCATTATACATAAAATTAACTCCCTTCTGTGTATTTTGTATTAATAGCATATACATTGTCTGTACTAAATCTTCTACTTCAGTTTGTTTCAAACCGCCAAAGGTTTCGACTATGTTTATCCATTTATCGTGCTTCTGGTATGCTATTTCTACAGGTGTTTTCAAAATGGTAAATTTAACTGTTCTATCATAGTTCCTTTCAATGCTTGATTATCGTCTATTGTAAATCCTACATTATTATGTATGCTCTTTAATAAAATCGGTTCGTCTATGCTTGTAGGACGACCACCGCTATCAATATCTTTGACCTTTCTAATATGTAGTTGTGTGTACATCCAATCTTGCGGGTCGTAAATCATTCGATGGCAGCAAAAGAAATCGTCACATCTATTAACAAACTTACCGCCACCTTCTATGTCACTAGCCATTGGAGGAATTGGTTGATTTTCATAGCGATGACCTTTTGGAAATTTCTTTCTTAATGCTTCTGTAGCTGCGTGTGTACAAAGCCATATAGAAACATTATGCTTTTTGCAGAATACCCTAAACTCGCTTGTAGCTTGATAATCGTAATCGTGACCTGAAATTCCTTTTAACGT